GAAAAAGATGGGAAGTTAAGAATGTCAGTACTAGGTAAACCACCTAGACAATTATGGTATGATAGATTTAGTCCAAAGAAAACTAAATCTTATGATGCTAGTTTAAATATTAAATTTTTATATGGACATATCTTAGAACATTTATTATTATATCTAGCAGAATTAACTGGACATAAAATAGGAGACCAACAAAAGAAAGTAGAGATAGATAATATTAAAGGACATATAGATGCGACAGTAGATGGTGAAGTGTGTGATGTTAAATCAGCATCATCATTTAGTTTTAAGAAATTTAAAACAGGAGAGTTAGTTGGTGATGACCCATTTGGTTATCATGCCCAGCTATCAGGATATGAAGCAGGGATGGGTACAACTGGCGGAGGTTTCTTGGTTATGGATAAATCAAGTGGAGATGTTTGTTTCTATAAACCTGATGAGTTAGCTAAACCTAATGTTCCAAATTTAATTAAAACTTTACAAGATACATTAAAGAGTAAGACACCACCTGATAGATGTTATCAGTTATCTGAAACTAAAGGTGGAAATAAATCTTTACCTATTGGTTGTCAGTTTTGTTCACATAAATGGGAATGTTATAAAGATGCTAATGATGGTAAAGGATTAAGAGTATTTAAATATTCTAATAGATATGTTTACTTAGCTGAAGTAAGTCGACAACCTAATGTTGAAGAGATAACTCAAAACTTTTCAGAAGAATTACAAACTTATGGAAAAAGATAAAGACTTATATAAACCATTACCTGATAATGAATGTATTAAACTTACAATTGCTAAGAGTAAGATACAAGGATTAGGATTGTTTACAAAATTGTTTGAACCCAAGGGTGTTAATTTTGGTGTTAGTCATTATAAAATAGAAGGTGAACTAATTCGTACACCTTTAGGTGGATTTATAAATCATTCAGATAAACCTAATTGTGAGAAAGTAGAATTAAAATCTACGAATTATACTAAATATAATTTAGTTGCTATAAAAAATATAAAGGCATGGGAAGAACTAACTGTTAAGTATACTTTTTATAATTTAAAATGAATACAAAACAAATGAGTAAGATAAGAAACAAAGCTAAACATATTATGGTTGAATGGCTTAAGGGATTATTAAATCCTGATGAACAAAAGAAAGTTAATGTAAAGAATGTATTTAAATTATTACCTAATCAAACTCATTATTGGCAAGGTACAACATTACGTTTACAACCTTGGTCTTATAAATGGATAGTTAAAAAATTAAAAAAGAATCCTCATTGGACTATAGATGATTTAAATGAAAGCTTAGAACCTACAGAAAGAGATAAGAGAAGAGCAAAGATGGCTGAACATGGTCCTCTTGCTATGTAATGACAGATAAAGGAATGTTTAAAGGTACGACATACGATTCATTAAGTAAGCAGGTGGATGGGAATCATTATAATTCTATGAAGATTCAACCTGCAGAATTTATTAATGAAAATAAAATTTTGTTTGCAGAAGGGAATGCTATTAAGTATATATGCAGACATCAAAAAAAAGGGAAGAGGAAGGATATAGAAAAAGCCATACATTATTTAGAAATGATATTGGAAAGGGACTATGATGATTAATGAGAGTACTATAACACAATTAGAAAAAAGAGCAAGAGGTTTTCGTAGAATAATTTCTGCTCTTAATGATTTACCTATGTATGGAATTAATCCTGCAATAGATAAAATATTATATGTAAGAATAGGTGAACTTAAAGACCATCTAAAGAAAAAGATAACAAGGAATAATCAAAAGTTAAATGAAATTCATACAACAAGTGTGGATAGTTTAATAGATGATGATGGACAAGGAGGAGTCATAGGTGAGGTTAGAACTGAACCTAGTTTTGTATCTTCTAAGATAGAAAGCGTTCTAAAAAATGATGACTGAAGAACAAGATAGGGCTGAAGCATCTTCTTATGAAGATGAAATTAGTTCAAGAAGAACTGTGACTATTCCATTAAGAGAATATGATGAATTAAAAAAAGAACAAGGTTTTATAAAAGATAAATCTTTAATTGCTATCATAGATAAGATAGAAGAACTTGTTCGAGCATTAAGAAAACATATCGTAAGGAAATAAATGGTAGATAAAATTTATGATTTAAAAGGTAAACCTATTATAGGTGGACCTTCTACTATGTATAATATGCGATTATGTTTAGTGGGAATGGATGATATAGATATACAAAATGTACAAACATTTGGTATAGCTGATGATGGATTCTTTATGGTTAAGAGTCATAACAATCCAAGACTTCCTGTCTTTATGACTAACCCTATTAGAGTTAGAAGTATAGAAGTATATAAGAAAGGTGATAAACCATTAACTAAATTAAGAAAAGATAAAGGTGATGATGATTTCTTTGTTGATTTAATGAGAAAAGCTAGTGCAAACCCCTCGAAAATTAAATAAATCCAAAAGAGTTAAGAGAAAAGAAGCCGATTTAATGGGCTTCAAACTAATCATTAACAAACAAGGTCAGTTTATTACTGAACTTAAATCATATCCTATGGAAAAAATTCCTTTACATTTTAAAAAAGAAAATGCAGGAGTTATTATTGCTATGTTAAGGGAATGTAAAACTAATTTTACAGACTTGCATGAACACTTAGAAAAAGTTGCAAAGACTGTGTTTCATTCTTAAGTAGGAGTTGAAGGTTTAGTTTCAAAAACTTTATCGGCAGGAAAACAATTATACATCATCTTTATTTTTTGGTCTTTAAATTCTTGAACACCTATAGCCCTCATATAATTTTCAGCTACTTGAGCAATATGATAATAACCTTTGTACATACATTGTTCTTCTGTTTCAAATTGCCAATCATTATGAGAAAGAGGTGGTAGACATCCCATCATACCACATATTGTTATTACCAAAGCTATTTTCATTTTCTTTTTTTACGTCTTCTTCTATACCAGCGTCCTTTTTTAAGGAAGTAAGCATATAGTTTATTTGCTCCATGTCAGTACTCAAAGGTTTACCTGAGATACCAATAGAATGCCTTGTATTTTCACATCCTGATATTAAAAGGAATAGAATACTGAAAAGGAATATAGTTATATAACGAACCCACGCATTAATTGTTTTCATTTTTCTTCTTGCGTTTCTTCTTGCTCTTAAGATTTTTAAAGTTCGATACCTCATTTTGAATAGTCGCCACCTTTTCCTTAATCAAAACCATATCTTTCGATATGCTATAAGTTTCCTTTAAATTCCAACCACCTAATGCTAATAGTATAGCAATCAGGATTGTTATAAGTTTTTCGTTTATCATTTATTTTTTTAAATCATAGATAACATAGATTATAAAACACAACAGAAGAATTAAACCTATGGTATCCATCATTTAACTATCTTTTCTTTTTCTTATTTTTTTTATTTTTCTTTTTGCCTTTTTTCTTTTTCTTTTTAGCCATTGTTTCTCCTTTCTATTGACAACTTAAACATTCGTTCTTGTCATCAACAATTACTTCTTTTTCTTTGCACTTACAATTTTCACAAGGACAGACTCCATATAAATCAGAGTGTCCTTTAACATTACAATGACAATTGCAGTTGCATGAATCACATTTATTCATAGCTTTTCTTTTGCTTATAAGCTGCTTTATGTTTACCTAATATTTTTAAAATTTTCCAATCACCATTTTCTTGTATCTCCACCAAGGCATCTACCTTATCACAAGCAAAAACAAATCTTGTACCACCCATTAATTCTCTATGTTTAGGGTCTCTATATTTTAATTCTGCTTTTCTTTTTTCTTTAAGACAATGACCCATATTAACTGCGGCTCTATGGTCTACTAAATATTTAGTTCCATCTTCACCAACAGCAAATATACATACTGCAAAGACAATACCTTTCTCAGGTACTGAAGGACTTAAATCAACTAATCCTTTTTTCTTTGCAACATCTTCAGCTTCGCCTCCGAATGCTACACAAACACCAAAGAATAATAATAGTAATGTAAGTAAAAATATTTTATATGTTTTCTTACTCATGACCCTCCAATACTTTAAGTATCCGTTTTCCATATTTAGCTTGTTCATCCAATTCTATTTTAGCTTTAACAATTTTACAACTAAAAATCACACGTTCAGGATTTAATTCTCTCGAAGCTATACGCTTTGATTTTAAACAAGCACCTAAGTCAGGTTTATAAACGTGCTCTATCATTGAACCATTTAAAAATAATAGTAAAGCTGTAACTGTTTCAATCATTTTTTTTCTTTTTATGTACACCCATATAATGTTCTGATGGTTCGTAATTCCAACGCATACCATGATGACCTCTTATATCAGCATACCACATTCTTAATCGAACTATCCATTTTCTTACAGGTCTTGGCATTAGTAGTTATAACTAGATGAAGAATCAGAATTATTTTCTAAAGCTTCAAATAATTTTTTATGTTGTCTTATGATATCTTCATCTTTATCCATCATGTCAGACATCTTATCTTGTAATTTTTCAACTGTTCTTTCTAATTTACTTACCTTATCCACTTGAACAGCTTGGTTAGTAGATAAAGAAAATGTTTGAGTTAACACCCAACCTGAAACAGCTAACATAACTCCAATAAGAATTGTTATAATTTTATCCATCATTAACGTGTTCCATTAGCAAAACTTCTTTGCTTGTCTTTTAATTTTTCTATATCTGCTAAAACTTTTTCCATATCCTTTTGAAGTCTTTCAATGTTAACAGAATTTGACATCATGTTTTCCATTCGGTCTTCTATTTTAGAAACTTGTCCTGACATATGCTCCACCAACATGAAAAGTTCTGCCTCTCCTGCCGATTGTCCTAACTCTCCTCTAGGATATTTGATTCTAAATTCTGAGTTTTGTTCTAAATCTTTTTCCATTAACTCTAAAGTCGTACTATGTTTATTTAAAGTTTCTTGAATTCCAAAAAATGCCCACACCCCTACTGAAACTGCTG